ATCGGGCTGGAGGTTTACCCGATAACGCCTTATTTATTTTCTCCCGTAGGAGAGCCTGCTACTGTCCTGTCGGTTTGTTGTCGGCAGTAAGTGATTCAGGGCTATCTGTGATAACGTCGATTACCTGAGAAACAGAATTATCGAGCTTCTTTACAGCACTCTCGATGTATGCCTCTGCTTCAGGCGTGATAGTAATGCCTTTTTCCATAAGCAGAGTCAGTACATACTGTTTCTTATCGATCTGATGGTTCTCGGCGTATTTTTCTGCGGCTTCAACGAAATGCTCCACAACGGTGTAGAGGCGTTTCTCTTTGAGCCACGGGATAGCGGTGTCCTTGATCCACGGAATGACGAAGATGGATACTATCGTAGCGATAGCCGTCATTGCGAGTTCAAAGAGGTTCGACAAAAGGATTTCAACAAAATCATTCATTGGATTTTCCTCCGTTTCTCTTGTTTTTGCAATAAAATCGCCAAAGATTATCAGTACAGTGACAATCTTATACGCCCAAAATGTCAATTTGAACGCATCTGTTGCAATTCTTGCGTTTTCTTTTTGCATAGTGTAGAGGCTACTTCTGACCGTGTGCCTTTTGGTTTAGGTATTTTTCAAGCTCGGTGTGAGCCTTCGTTACTTCACCATTGCACCCTTGCTGTTTCAAACCATCAAGGACAGCGAGAACTGCATAGGACAAGACGCAGAGTTCGCTCTCGACTCTCTCGATACGCTCTTTCTCTTCTTTCCTAAGCATTGCTACATCTTCCTTTTCCTGCTGCAAGATTTTTGCCGTGTCTGCATCGTGCCTCTTGGATAAAGTGGCTATGTCGGTTGACTGGTTATTTTGCTTATGCACCCATTTCGTGAGTCCATAAATCAAGCCCCAGATCGCTACGATGGCGGTTGCCACTCCGCCCATAGCGATTATAAATTCGTGTGGCTGCATTTCAATCCTCCCCCTTTCTTTTATAGTTGTTCTCGCCGCCTTCGCCATCGATGCGAAGCGTAAGCGTCGGGAGCGAGCTTTAATCGAACAGGTCAACCCCTTGGTTCTTGCCTATGACATAAGGTCGTAAGCCAATTTCAATGAGGTCGTTTTCTTCGTCGATGGTTCTGCATTTCTCTTCAAAATGCTTCTTGATCTCTGCATCGACGGCAGCCTGCTCGTTGATGAAGGTAAACAACTCTCTTATGAGTTTGGATTGAGCTTCTGTAACCGAGCAGAGTCGGTCAACAATTTCGGTGGTTGTCATAGGTCTTCCTTTCATCTTGCGAGTTATACTTCTATCAGTTCCCAACCCGCAGGATATGCTTCAGGGGACCAAACATTATTATCGATGGTGCTCTCATAGAGATTGCCGTTCTGAACCACTTTATCGCCCTTCATATAGGCGTTCGTGGAGTCGGGCTGTACCCATTCATTGATTTCGCCCGTAACTCTGCTCGACAGAACTACGGCGAACAAGGAAGGTGCGAGGGTAGGTGTCCATCCCTCTTGCGAGGTATGAGCCTGAAGGACTGTATAAAGCACACCCTCGAAGATGAGGAGCTGTCCCGCCTCATAATCTACGCCAGCCTCAAATGTGGGGTATCGGTCTGCGATCTTTTCGTTGGAGAGAACCGAGATTGCGGTGCCGAGCATCGAAATCTCTTCGCCGTTGTCCTTGTTCTCTGCAAAGATTTCGGTATCATCGTGCTCGGTGATTTCGCATACCGGCTCGGTGTCCCTCATCTCTCCTTCTCCGAATCTATATACGATGTCTTCGAAGGAAGCAACGATCTTTTCCTTTTCCTCACCATCTTCGGTGGTTTCCGTCATTCTCTTGTATCCGTGAGACTTGACACATACACCGGTAGCCTTGTCCCTGTCGCAAGGAACGTAGCAACCGTTTTCGTCGAGCCTTACGAAGCAAGCATCAACGGCATAGTCGTGTGCTTCGTTTTGCTTAACAACTTTGAACATATCAATCCTCCTTAATTGTGAGTCCAATCAAATTGGCGATGTGTTCGAGAGAGAAAATTTCGGCGTGGAAGAACGCCAAGTTCCAAAGCCAATGGTCTTCGCTCTGGATGCGTTTGAACTGCTGACAAGCAGGATCCGCCCAGATCTTATCCCAACGCTCCTGATAAGCGTCATCGTGCGTTTCGAGCAACGAGGTGATTTCACGAACGAGCTTTCCTCGTTTCAATCCCTCGCCATCGTCGTTTACTGCGAAATGCAAGCGGGCATTCTCGCTTGTAATCAAACAAACGGGCTTGTTGTCGTGGTATATAACGCCGTTGAAAGCCTGACAAATCGTTTTTGCAGGGATATTGACATCTCCGCTAAGCGATTTACCTTTGAACCTTTTGTGTACTACATACTCCATTCTGCTGTACCTCCTTCATTCTGAAATTATCGTATTTCTCAGGTGAAAACCCGTATATGCTGAAAAACAGCCTCCTCAATTTGAGGACACGGTTATGATTGTTGTACTTTGCGAGATAGGCGAGAACACCGTTTACAGAGGTCCATAAGTCCTCGTAGGTCATCAACCCATCCTCCAAGCGTTGCTTGAATACCTTTATCTTCCTCCTCGCTCTCTTGAAACTCCCACGGTTTCCGCTCGTAACAACCTTTCCGGTGTCGGTGAGCATATACTTGATCTTGCAATATCGAAAAGGTCGGTTCAACGGTTTTATCATCGATTTTCCTCGGTTGATATGCAAGCCCATATCGCCTGCCATTTTGATGACTTTCATCAAAATTTCGTTCGGATCTTGGTCGGGAGGGACAAGGATATAATAATCATCCATATAATGTCCGCCGCATTTCATACGCATCTGACATTTTATGGCGTTATCAATAGGAGAGGGTAAAGCAATCATCTCCGCTTGACTCGGTTCTACACCGAGAGGCATACCTCTATCTCCTCCTACCGAGCGAATCACGGAGTCAGCAAAGTTCCTGATCTCGTCGTTGAGGATAATTCGGCGATGCCGTTTGTAAATTTCGGAATGAGGAGCCGTCGGGAAATACTTCGAGAAATCAAGCAGGATAACGTGCCCCGCGTTGCCATATCTCCTGAAATGCCAACGAAGTTCTTTTTTCAACATTTCAGAGGAAAATTCAAAGCCCTTACCTTCGAGGCTTGCTCCGTTGTTCCAAATCATATCGGGCAAATACAAAGGCAGTAGGACATTCTTGGTGAACGCCTTATGGACCTGACGGTCTTGAATTCTCGGTGCATCAATAGGTCTTGTCTTTCCTCTTTCCGAGAGGGTAAAGTGAACATACGGAGCGGGTTTCCAAGTGCCGTTTCGTATCTGCGAAAGACTCTTGGCTGTGATCGAGAACAGGTGCATCTCAAATCGTTGCGTACTGTTCTTCCATCGAACCCCGTTGCAGCTCTTCTTACCCGCTTTGAAAAGTTCGTGGTACGACAAGGCGGTTTCGAGACCACCTATGGTTTCCACTCTCTCGATTTTCTTTTTGAGCCTCGATGCCTTTCGCCGTTGGTATCGAGCCTCGTGTCGTTGCTGACTTGTCATTAAAAATTCGCCTTTCGTATAGTTGTGGTATGGAGTGCGTCTAAACTACTTTGTGCCTACACATTAAACGAGGTTCAGCACTATATCCCCTCGCAATGCAAGAAGCGTCCGTGCAGACACATCAAAAGGACTGTTTTGCGGTAAAACCGGCGGGAAGTATTTCTCCTTTCACAAAGGTCCGTTTCATCTTTTCGACTACTTTAATCAACCTATCCCACAAGTGGTTTTGTGAAATCCGGAGCCACGCCATTGGCATTATTAGCGTTGTTATTGTTGGCGTTGCCGTTCGAGTTGACATTGCAGAAATTGTTGCTGTTGTTGTAATTAGCAGACCGCTCCCACCAATTCGCACTCGACCGAACAAGATTTACAGAAATACACCCAATTTTTGTTATCTGCTCTTATCGCTTTTCATCACCTTGGTAATGAGATTGTTTTCTTTGTCAATCAACTCGCCAAGGTGCTGCGACATATGCTCCAACTTCTTTGTGGCAGTACCAGCATCAACGGTTCTGCCACTCGAAGTCGTAAAAGCCCCTTCGGGATTTTTCATCATAGCCTGATAGCACATTGTCAGGAGAACATCGAGAGCCATAAGAGCACCTCTTGCTTCGAGCAAGTGTTGCTTTCTCATTTCCTTCCTTGTATCGTCCGACGGATAGATGCTATTTGCTATTTCGCACTCGGCCATTACTTTGATTGCCTGCTCCATCGTATCCTGAGCAAGCAATCTCGAATATCTCGCCGAGAGCCGAGTGAGAAATGCCATTGTTTCATTGCAAATCTCGAAAGCGGTATTGAGATATTCTGCTTTGCTTTCGCTTCGTTTTGCTTTTAATACTGACATAACAAAAAATCCTTTCAGGGGTTTTATCCGCCCTCGTTTAAGGGCGGATATGATTGGTTATACGATTAGACCTTGAAAGCCGGAGCCACGCCATAGGCATAATCAGCGCTGTTACCGCCGGCGCCGCCGCTCGAGTTGACCCGGCAGAAATCGCTGCTGCCGTAGTAATAAGCAGACCGCTCCCACCAATTCGCACTCGACCCTGTCGAGTTGTGCTTGTATTTCTTCTTGCTGTTTCCTGCTTTGTAGTAATCGTATTGTGCTTGATGGTTTTGCTCGTAAGAGTTTGCGTTTGTTCTCGCGCCGAAGATTTCAAATTCTGCGAGCAAAGGCAGGTAATCGGTAGTAACAGTAACCTTCGACTCTGTATCTCCGGATCCACCCGTGTTGTTCGTGTACTTTGTCATAGGCTTCATTACTGCGCGAAGATCGGCAGGAAGAGCCGCCATCAAAGTATTAGCAACGGGGCTTGTTGCCGTGGTGGAGCTTGCGTGCTGTGCGTCATTAACATCAACAGAACCGAGGATGTCATAACGCATATCGCATCCTTGCCAACCTCCAGAGTTGGTGTTACTGCTATGGTTCATATTGAAATACTTGGTTCCGTCCGAAGACGAGCTACCGTATTTGCTATCAACCAAGCACAAGTCAATACCGTTGGATGCTGCCGACTTGAACGTACCGAAGGTGATACCGTTGCCCTCTACGCCGCTATTATGGTTAAATCCGAGGATAAATACATAGTAGGTTGCGTCAAGGTCAAGCGTACCGACCGTGCCGTTAAGAGCGACCGCCTTGCAGTCACCGACCGCAAACGTGCTTGCCGCAGTTCCGTCAGCAGACATTGCGGAGATTTCCGCCCAAGTCTTGCCATCGAGAGCCGCAGGATTTGCGAATACCGCCTTGCAGTCCGTATTGCCCTGAATGTTGGTGGGCTTGGGGTTCCAGCCCATAAACTCGAACTCGTCTCCCTCGGACGACTCAGGTGTAGCACCCGTGTAGGTCGCAGATCCACCGTAGGGTACGTCGGGAACAGTCTGGAGTACCGTGCTACCGTTCAAGAAGCGAACAGTATAGGTTCTGACTGTCGAGGAGAACGCGGCGTAAACGCTCTTGTTCGAGTCGATGCTCTTCAAGATATTCGCATCTGCCGTACCACCGTTGGTAGCAGACCAGCCCGTGAACGAGTAGGTGTACTGGTTCGTCTGAGCCTTGGTAGGTGTGCTTCCGGTGTAAACGGCATCATTACCGCCCTCGACCGTGGAGGTCTGGAGGAGCGTACTGCCGTTGTAGAACTTGACCTCGTAGTAGATACGGAGAATCGAGTTGTACGCGGCGTAGATGTTGGTATCCTGATCTATGGAGTTAAGAGCATCGGGATCGGCTTCGCCTCCCTCAACACGAGTCCATCCAGTAAAGGTGTAATGGTACTGTGCCGTGGATGCCTTCGTAGGTTCTGCACCAACGTAGATTGCGTTACCGCCGTATTCAACGACCTGCATAAACAGGAATTCTGCACCGTTGTAGAAGCGAACCGTGTAAGAGCGGATCTCGGAGTCGAACATAGCGTAGATGTTCCTCTGCTCCGTGATGTTCTCGAAGTTTCCTTCCCAGCCAGCGAACGAGTAGTTGTACTGTGCGGTAGACTCCTTCGTAGGCTCTTCGATTGCTCCCGAAGTAATCGGATCCTCTGCGTCCTCTCCGACTCTGACGTATTCGGTATGAAGCAGAGCATCTTCCGCTCCATAGAACCTGACTGCGTAGCTCTCAACGTAACGTGCGATGACGTAGGTGTTGGCGTGAATATTCGTGGGCAACTCTCCAAAGTCCTCGAACAGATAGTGAATATCGTCGTCACCGGGCTTGGAAGGTGCTTCGATAAGACCTTCAGCAACAGGGTTGATAGCATTGCCACCGTCGGATACAACGTAGTTATAAAGAACGGTGTTATCGTAGTTCAGGTATCTCACGAGGTAGTTCGCAACGCCATCGACGATTACGGCTACTTCCGGGAATGTGTTGAGGATGTCGGACATCATCTCTGCCGAGATGGACGGAATGTGCAGGCGTCCTGTAACGACCGCCTTGTCGGTGGAGTTACCTGCCGCATCGAAACCGCCGCAGGTCTTCAGCGTAGCAACCGTTTGAGCGAGAGTCTGCTCATTCGTAGCATACCAGTCAACATTGATGAGTCGAACACGGTCCATTGCCGTACTGCCATTGATGATGGTTTCAATGGGTACGTTGGGCGTGTTCTCGATACGGAGCGAGGTTACGTTTGCATAACCTTCGAGCGTAACGCTTTCGAGTTCCTTCTGGTTTCTGATAGTCAGGTTGGTGATGGTAGCCGGAAGCTCCAATCTCTTGACCTTACCACCTACGGGGAGTGAAACGGAAGGAATTGCGGAACCGGTTGCCTTGACAACCTGAATACTGCTACAACCCGAAAGGTCAACCGATCTTGCGAGGTTTACACAGTTACGGAAGTCGATCTCGGAGAGCAGTTCGTTGTTACCAACGGAGAGCTCCTCCATACGAGTGTTCTGGTAGGAGGGATCTCCGTCGCCGACTTTGAGCTTCTGCAATTTGGTCGCCATAGAGAAGTTAGCGTAGCCAACGTACAGAGGCGAAAGGTCGCCGATCTCGGTCAATCTGTCCGCAGAATAGATATAAACTTCGGTATCGTCCATATCCGCAAGAGGACAAGCGAGCAGGGTTTCCTGATTGCGTTTGCCTCTCTCGGTTACGGTGTACGAACCGTATTTGATACGGGGCCATATATGGCTATAAGGCTTAACCGTGATGTCCGCCGCCTTGTAGCAACGGAGTGTGATGAACTTGCTTTCTGCATCACCGGTACGATACTTACTGTCGCGGTATCTGAAACCGTTGAACAGCCACCATTCTCTCTGCGATGCCTTGTTACCTTGGAGCATCGTGAGATAGCTGCTGTCATTGTCGTTTACGAGAGGTTCGAGATACTTCTCATAAGCGTCTTCGTTCCAAATCGTTTCGGGCCATACCATCTGGTGGTCTGCAAATCTCTTTACGACCTCTGCGTAGTTGAACAGATCGTTGCCACGCATCGTCTGATACATCGACATAATCTCATCGGGGAAAGCGTCTCTGAGGTTGTTCCAAAGAACGCTGTCCTGACCTGTGAAGATCTTCGCCTCTCCCAAGGTGTCGGTGTCTTCGAGGTCGTAGTCGTATGCGAGCTTACCTTCGTTGTTGATACCGATAGCAGTATCCATATCGTAGGGCAGAGGCAACCAATGTACTCCGTCGTAGGTCGTCGGGAACAGGTTCTTCGCTCTGCTATCCGCCAAGATGAACACTTCCGTGTAAACATAGTAGAACAGCATCGGGACCTTCACGAAATAGTCCTCGAACTCAGCCTTGAACTTCGCAAGTCTGTATTCTGCGGTGTCCGTGGTGTAGGTCGTTCCATCGTAGGTCACGGAGGACGGGAGGGTGTAGCCCGTTGCTCCGCCTCTGTACGTAGAAGCAACCCAGTCGGTCATTCTCTTCAGCTTGTTGTAGTTGATGTTCTTATCGGGGTATCTTGCCTCGAAGTCGCTCGTCCAAGATGAATCATTGAAATCACTGATCTTGAACAGAACACGGTCGCTCTTATTGTTGCAAATCTCCCAGCTCTCACAACCTTCGGTAAGACCAAATACCTCAGCCGTTCCCTTGTCGTTGTTAAAGTTGTACTTGCCCCAGAACTTCGTAGCACCCGTGTCAGAGTTGTTCCAGAAAATGATGATAGGCAGACCATCGATGCCCCAACGAATTCTGCTGTCGTTTTCCTGCGGCGGCAGAGTGTAAGGGCAGGTGTCGTTGTAGAGTCTTGCCAACTCTACGTTGTTTGCTCCTTCGCTCGACGCCACGTCAGCCTTCATCGTGAAGGTATTCGTAGGAACGGAGTCGGGACGGAGCTGGTAGGTGGACGAGTCGGTATTCGTCGCCGTCAGATTGATACCGTTCGAGAACTTGATCTTAAAGTTCTTCTTCTTGTATCCTGCGGAGGACGTACCCTGAACGTCAACCGATGCACCGTATGCGGTGAAACTCTTGGCGGGATCTGCGGGATTTACATAGGTAATATCGCAGGTCTTCTTGTCTCCCTTTGTCTGGGGGAGCTGAGAGCAAGAGATAATCATATACGGGAGAGTCGAGGGCAGTTTGTCAATGACAATCTCCTCGGACTCGTTGAGAATATCGTTCTTCGTGAACGAGTTGATGCGGTCGGACAGCAAAGGTCTCTCTGCGATGAAGTTGGCGAGCGTTTCAATTCTCGACAAGCCTCTGTCGTAGAGCAGGATGCTGAACACGTCAATACCGGAGCTCAACGCGCCGATGGTGATGCCTACGGGCGTTGTCTGTCTGAAGCTATCGTCTTCAGGGTACTGTACCGTTCCGCACATAATGCCGTCAACGAATACGTAAATAAGTCTGTTGAGGGATTGCGGTTCAACAACGAACGTAACACGAACACGCTCGTCTTCCTTGAACTGCATCGAGAGTTCCGACTGCTCCGAGTTGATCTGTGCGTACTGCGAAGCAATCTTGAAGCCTCTGCCGTTTGACAAGCAGGACATTACGATGCTATCGTAGTCACGGACGTTATGGGTTGACATTTCAACCTCAACCGTCAAACCGTTTTCTCTTCGGTCGATGTCGAAGAGTGTAAACGGAATTGTCATATGACCGCCGGGCAAGAGCCTCAACATCGGGCTGCCGTCTGCGGATGTGAGCCAACCATCAGATCCAGCAAAGCCGATGCCGCTGAAAGTAGCAACGACAGAGCCATCTGCCGAAGCCCATTGAGCAGGGTTCTCTTCGAGGTTGTTTCTTCCCTTGGCGTTGAACTCGAATACAAGACCGTCGAGCTCCTTCTCGATGGTGACGCCGCTGTCAGCAACGACGACCTCGGAGTCGAAGCAGGTATCTCCAACCTTGATCCTGAAGGTAACGCTTCCGAGAGGATACTCCTGAACGGTCCACATCTGTGCAGTTCTATCGACCGTGATGTTGGTCTTTGAGAACTCACTTCTGTCGGGGTTCAGGATAATCAATTCCACATTCGCATTTTCGGATGCGGGGTTGTAGATGTAGTACGGTATCGAGAGGGTTTCGCCCTGCTTTGCCTCGGTTACGTTGAACGTAGAGGTGATGGCGATCTCGGTGCTTTCAGGATCCACCCAAATCATACCGAGGCGAATGACATTACTCGTGAGGGTAACGTCTCCAATCGTCATCTGTGCGTAGGACTCAAAGATATGACCTCCGTGAGCCTGTGCAGGGATCGTGTATCTCGTACTACGACCGCTCGTAGCGACCTCTGCCGTACCGATTTCTGTGCCGTCCATAACGAAATGGATCGTCTTCGTACCCGAACCGGTAGGCGTGTAGTAGAAGATGACCTCGCCCGTGTTCGTGGAGAACTCGCTGAGCGTGGTCTTCATACTAAGCGAAACAGTCGTGATGCTGTACTGGATGGACTTACTGTTACCGTCGGAGTTTTCGACCTTCACCTTAACGGTGTTTGCGCCTGCCGCAAGGAGCTTCGACACTTCGATGTCGTTCTCTCCCTGAACAGCATTAAAGTTGGCGACGCGAACGCCGCCTACAAAGATCGTACCAATGCCGGGACCGTCATCAATGCCGTCTCCATCGACAGAGGAGTACGCAAAGCGAAGGTGAACCTCCTGACCTTCGGGAGCCGTGAGGGTTCTCGTATCTAAAAGGTTCTGCATCGAGATGATATAGGTTGCACTTGCGGAACCGCCTCCTCCCGTGCCTCCGATGTAACAGGGATCTACGACATCCTCGCCTTCAAGGAGAATGTGCAGATAGCCGGTCTCTTGGTCGTAGGTTACTTCATCGAAAGCGAGACCGCCGCTTTCAATGGGGATTTCCTGAACGGTATCGTCGTAATAAGTTACGATGATACCCGTTTCGCAGGGTTCAACGCTCTTTACGAGATCGGGGTACATATCTCGAATGGATGCGGTCGAAGCGTATCCGTCGTTGATGCCTGCATTACGCAGGGATCTGACAACCGCATCAATGGTAGCCCTTCGGAGAACTCGGAGCGTAGAGCCATCTTCCTGAACTTCTTCTTGCGTTACAAGAAAATTCGCAGGGTTGATAATCTCCGAACTTGGCTTTTTCTGGGTTATTTTTGTTGTAGCCATTCTTTACCTCCTTCTCCTTTACTTCCAAGCGATATAACGGTAACTTGCACCGCTCGTGTTGGTTCTCACCTTTTGGGAAGAACTATAATTCACGAAGAAGCCGTTATCCGTAATCATAAGGGCTGTATAGCTGTTGTTCCAAGACGTTGCGTATGTCTCGCTTGCTCCATAGGCTACTACACCCGCAGAACCAACCGCAAGACCGCCGCAAGTACCTTTAATATCGTCTGAAAGCATACCAACGGCGTCAACTACGAGGACGGCGGAGGGCGTGAACGGTAGTTCTATCTTCCTCTTCGTTCCACCGTTTCCGGCATAAGTGCCAAAAACAGGAATGGAGAAATAAGAACCAAGAGCATTTGCAAGACCGCTAAGGCTCGTCTGTCCTGTACCACCTCTTGTTACAGAAAGCGTACCGGATGTGATATTCGAGGCACTATGATTGTGCGACCTTGGAGCCGAACCTGTATTCGTCGGAGTGCTATTGTGAGGATTGCTCGAATTTCTGACGTGATACAGCATTTCCTTGACCGCAGATGCGAGCTTCTGGATAATGATACCCATATTATCGCCTTCCGCGAGCAACAGTTCGTTGATGTCGATACCCGTCAGGTCCGAATAGCTTCCGCTATATGCAAGGTCTTCGTTGTAAGATACCGTGGGAGTCTGGTCGTCCGTATCTACGTTCGGCACGTTACCAAGACCGACCTGCTCGGCACTTACTTTGTGGGGGTTGGTGATGTCTCCTTTATGGAGTTCGAACTCCGCTCTCGAAACGGTAGCCATACTTTCCGAAATGATAGCCGTGATGTCCTGCGTTTTGCCGACATAGACCATACATTTCATAACCGTCTCAAAGGCATAGTCCGTTGCGGCTGGAATGATGGTCGCTTCCTCGTTCGGAACGAAGCCGTAGGCGAACAGTATCGTCTCGGTTTCGTTATCGGGATCCACCGCAAGAACTCCCATCTCGGTAGATCTGAACCGCTCGGTTATGCCGTTGTTGTTGAGCGTTCCGGTAAGGGTAACAAACTCGCTACCTTCTTCTCGGTCGAGGTCGTCAATGTCGATAATCTGCATCGGGTTCGACATTGCGGAGGCTTCGCTTCCTGCATCTTCTCCGTTGCCGAGCACGAGAGATTTGAACTTGATCGGTGCGGCTTCATTATTACCTTGGAGTTCGAGGGCGTGAAGGATCATATCAACGCCGCTTGGCGTAACTGATAATTTCATTCTGTTGCCTCCTCTTCAATTTCTGTTCCATTGATGTCGGCTTTTTCATCCGCCAACCAGCTACCAATTTCATCAACGAGAATATAATCTTCTTCGTCAACGAGGTACTTGTGGGGATCGAGTGAAGGAACACCACACTCAAAGAAGCAAGTCGAGCTCTGCTGCAAAGCAAAGCCAACGAAAATACCAAAATCATCACGCTTGTTCATACGAATATGAACGCCGACACCAGCCGCTTTGATTATGGGAAATCCAAGGAGTTCTTCGCCGATATTTTGCTCTGCGTCGAATTCCATACAGATCGTTGCCGGTTTATCAGGATCCTCCTTGTACTTAACCACTTGGTCGGGTATGAACGTCTTGATGGAGTTTGCAATATCATCGTAGGTACAGGTCGAGTAATTTCGCTGTATCTGGTGCTTCAGCAGTTTTCGATAGGTCTCATCGTCGAGATAAGGCGTACTCGAATATAACGGCGAAGAATTTCGGGCTTCCGTTCTCGAAAGCCCTACTATATCTCCTATTCCGTCGAGCTGTGCTCCCTCCGCGACGTCAACATCGACTTTATCGATGAGGTCTTGGAACACACCCAAAATACGTTGGTATTGCTTATCGAACGCCTTCAGGAGGACGTCGATAAATTTCTTGTTCTTGAACTGTTCGGGAAAATCCTTGATGAGTTCATCAATTCTCACTCAACACCACCCCAATTCTGTCTTCGGATATAGCAACCTTCTGTCTCGACGTAATATAAACATTACGCTTTGTATATTGCTCATCGGTAGGGACAGCGGTGTTATCGGTAGTGTCATAGGCGAGTATATCGATGTATGCAATGCCGGGGCAGCTCTCCTTGATCGGCTGGATCAAATCCTGAGTGAAGAAGTGCTCCGCAGCAGTCGCTTGCGAAACACAGTCCAAAATGGCACTCTTGATGAGGTCAGCATAAGCGTCAGGGAGCGGCTTTGACGGATGCTCAGAAATCTGAACCTTCAGCCACAAGTAAACAGACTCAGGCCTGTTGAAGCTGATGGGGATTGTACCGCCGAAAGCGTCAGGCACTTCGACCGTAATCGTTCCGTATGTCCCTATACCGGCTGTTTTCTTGCTCAAAATCTGCGACGCTATCTCGTCATCATTACCGCCGTCAACGATGACCTCGATGGATTTCGGAGGTCTCCCCTCCGCATCGGGTTCGTTACCATCGTTTTCGTATGCGGTGGCTGAGGATACGTTATCGACATTCTTCAGGATCGCCGCCACGATGCTTTCAAGCGTCGATGTAGAGCGGCTCGACATCTTCTGAAGATACGACTGGCGGAACTCTGCGTCCGTCTCCTCAATTCGTCCATAAACGGGCGTCGCTACGTTACTGCACGACTCAAATCCTGCAACCGTGGTTACGATTTCTGTGATCGCTCCGAGAGGGAGCACGACCTTTCCGAATTCTTCGCTCTGGAAGGTGATAATCGTCGATACATATTCCGTCGTGAGGTTATCCGACAAACCGAGAATAGCAACTCTGGAGTCACTCTGACACTCGATGGAGAGCGAGGTATCACCCATATCGCTGTTATACGAGATCGTATAGTTCGGCTCGGTTATAGCATCTCTTAACGCCGTCAGGATGCTTTCCTTTGTCGGCTCACTGCCTGAATTTACGGAATACGTGTTTCCGTTTATGGTGACATAGTAACTTGCATTACTTTCCACAGATACGGGGAGAACTTTCGCCTTGTTGAACAGTTCTCTCGTAATATTAGAGGTTTGCGGTGCCGAAAAGTAAATCTTCGGCAACGTATTCGATGCAATTCGTGTTCCGGCGGGAATGGCAGTACCATCTTTTCCGGTACAGAGTATCGAATAGGTTGTCTTTCTGGATCTGTCTCTCGTGACGCCACCATACTGTGCCGCGTTGTCAAGGTTTACACCTTCTGCTGTTGAGGGATATTTGGAGAAGTACACCTGCTCCGCAACCTCCCACAACCTCGCAAAACGGTCAGCAGTCGCCGTAACGAGTACGTTCAGGAAAGACTGAGGGTTAAGGGAAACATCAAATCCGAAGCCTTCTGTGAGGTCAGCCTGTGTTTCCGAGATGATTTCATCAAGTCTCATCTTGACGAAGCCTTGTTTGGTAACGCCATATTCAGACATCTATCGACAGTCTCCCTTCTGCATAATTTATTGCCGTCTTTACCTTGAAATAGACATTGAGTTTTCTCGTCGTTCTGTTCAAGGAAAGCGTGAGTTCCTCGATCTCTTCAACCTCTTTGACCTCCGAGATCGCAGTCCTCATTCTTTCTTCAAGCAAGACGGTGCTCGGATTTTTGATGAACGCCTCCTCGTAGTACGGGATGCCAAGATCAGGTCCGAGCCTCCACTCGTTCTGGAACCATTTCAGGCGGATGGCAATAGCCTGACTGACGCTATCAGTAAACTGAATATCGCCGGAGTCATTGAATGTCAAATCTCCGCTTGCATCAAGCAAAATATCTTTCATTCGCTCATCCTCCTTTACAATCCCCAAAACGGGTTCATTAAAATATTGTTCTCGCTGATGTTTCCGGTCGCCTTGATAGAACCCTTCACCTCGATGTCGCCGTCAATGGCGATCTTCTTCTTTGAAATGGCAATCTTGGTGTTCTTATTGCGAATGATGACGCAGTTATCAGAAACCGCATCCTTTACATCGCTCGTAGGCTTCTTGAAAAGTCCGGGAATGGCGACGGCATTGGAGAGGGCGTATTTCATCTCGGAGAACTGCTCTCCTTCTTCCCTCCAGCTATCGAGAGCCTGCTCGCTGATAACAAGCAAGCAACCGTCTCCCTTCTTTACCGGGAAAACAACAACGACATCCTGTCCCGCTCCCTGCTGAAACAACACGGGAACGTCGTTCACGAGAGGGTAGTCCATCTCTTTACCGTTTGACAGGATCATTTTCGCCTTCGGCTGTACCGTAGCCGTGCAGGTCTTTGGTTCGAACTCGACTATCTCCGCAGGCACGGCGGTGTGGAGTTCGTTCAGGATGCTCATAACGACACGTTCTACCGCATCTACAAAATCTGGCATCATACTTTACCCACCTCCACTAACTGTGCTGTGCATTGCCAGTCGCCTTCGATGTTGTCGCCCTCTATAACGAGCTTATAGACACGGAACAAGCCCGTGACTACATCCGACTCCAACTTCACAAGGTCGTTGACTCCGATTGCTCCGTTCATAAGGTAAACAACCTCATAACCAAAAAGGCTATCCTGTAATGTGCTTCCTGTGTCCTCTCCTGCCGCAACCGCGCTGTTGTAAATCTTCTTGGGAATACCGATCAAGCCCGTAGTCTTATTCAAGACCTGAGCAATGGTCGTAATGGTTTCTCCGACCTTCGTGATCTGGAGCGTACCATTCTGAATGGTCCAAGTGAGCTTTGCAATTTTGCAGGCTGCCGTGAGGACGTTTTTTGCTTGCCCTACATAACTGTACCCGTGAGGAAAGAACGACTTTTGTGCCGTTGACTTTGCGTTCTTGGAGTACACGATGGGAAGCCCCATCTTGTTCGCGGTATCATCGAGCAAGGTCTTTGCCGAAAGTCTGTAACGATAACCGACCGAAACGAAGGTATCCTTAACTTCGGCAAATCCGTCTATCGCCTCGATGTCGGTGAGCCTGTCGGCTCCATCGAGTTCGGTGATGACGTTGTTTATCGTTCCCTTGAAAATACAAGGTCTCCGCTCGCCGTATCCTGCGTTGAGAACTATCTGGCAGTTTGTCCTCGCAAGCGTGTTCAACTGCGACTTATTCAGGTTCCAAACCTGAAACTTCGCCGTGTTGAGTGTAGCGGAGTCGGTTCTTTCAAGCGAAAAGCTGATGTGCAGGGCTTTGTTGTGTGGAGCGGTCGGTTGACCTATCTCGAACCCAACGGATCCTGCAACACCAGCTTTAAGTCTATACTGACGGTCAAAATTACTGGACATACTCCATAACCTCCTCCGTCAGCTCGTCGGAAGGAATGAATACGAATTGAGCGTCTCCTGATGTAAACGCCTTACGTCCCACTCGCTCCAACTGAGTTAGCACCCCGAAGATGCCATCAGGCATATCGTCAGAGTGGAAATAGCGATTGAGGGGGAAACAAGGAACGATCTTTATCGCCGTGATTATCGGCTCATCCTCGGTCTTATACAAACCGAAAGTCCAGTAATCGCCGGTGCTGTTGTAGGTCAACCTCAACAGATATTCCTTCCCCTGAATGACAACTCTCGAAAAGCTGTCGTTCATATCGGGTAACTGAATGATTGTCATTGCTTCCTCCTCTCTCACTTCTTGAACAATCCGAACAAAAGCGAGCAGCACTTGGAGAGAAATCCCTCCTCCTTCTTCTCTTCGGTTGCCGCAGAGCCACCGCTATCTCCGGTCGTTCCGCTCATACCGTAATCGCTCGGTATTGTGGTCGTCTTAGCCTTGGTAACTTCGACCTGTTTCAACGAAATTGTAACCTCGACAGCGTTCTGCATTTCAGCCGTTTCAGGAACCGTGAGGCTCGTGATAGCCATATTGCTGTAAACTCTGTTCGAGGTTATAAACGTCACGGGCTTTCCTGCGAAGTACAGATCCTCCAACTGCTTTGTAACAGTCTCGACTCTGTTCCTCGTAGATCCCAACTGACTCTTCCAAGTTACAGGCGTATTCGAGATGAAGGCAGTTACATTCAAAGCCAAAGGGCTTCTCAGTACGGCATCGCTTACCGAGTATCCGTCTTCGACAGGGTACGTCGGAACCTCTGCTTCGTATGTTCTGTCTCTCGAAATGATAGCGTCAAACTTCACTCCGCCCAAACTTGCAGGTATCTTTGCTTTTGCCACGCTTATCACCTCGCATACGCCAATGCACGAGCCATCTCGGCTGTCGCATCATTGGAAGATTTTTTCATAGCCTTCGCTCCATCCTTCTGAGCCTGAGCAGTACCACCGTTGAACTGGTTGGTGATGTTCACGTTCTGCGTGATGGTTCGATTGCTGGAGTCTTGATTGAGAGTTTGTGCAGCCTTTGCGGGTTGCTTTGCTCCTGCGAACACGCTCAAAGCGTCGAGCACCGTGTTCTTCATCTTGCTGATAGGCGATACGATCTCGCCCTCGCTCTTATTGTCGCCAATAACAACAGGGGTGGGCTTATTCGCCCCGATGTATCCACCGTTTGCAAGACCAAAGAAACTACCGATTTTCTTTAATCCATTTGATATGCCGCTCTTTACGTTGCTTACTGCATTGCCTACCGCTTGACCGACCTTGCTCTCTTTAACTGCGCTGACCGCATTACTTACTGCTGATTTCGCCTTGTCAACAACGCCGCTAACGGTGGATTTCACCGTATTTGCGACTTCGCTCACCTTGGAGCCGACCGCAGATGCGACCGAGCTTACCGCAGATTTTGCGCTGCTGACTACATTTGAAACCGCATCCTTTGCTTTTCCTACGACATTGGAAACGGTCTCTTTTACCGTGCTCACTGCACCGCTCACAGCTTTGCCTACCGCGCTTTCTTTCACGGCGGTTACTGCCTTCGAAACGGTGTTGCCTACCTTTTCTTTGATGCCGCTTACAGTATCTTTTACGCCCGAAATGAGTCCACTTACTCCGGAAGAAACTTTATCGGCTACGCCTCCTACAAAATCTCCAACCTTGCCTGCGACGTTTCCGATGAAATCTCCGACTTTGCCTACCGCACCCGATACTGCGTTGCCTATTGTTTCTCCGATGCCACTCGCCCAACTCGAAACGGTTTCCGTCAAGCCTCCAAGTCCCTCGCTTACCCATCCGAAGATGCTTTCGAAGAACTTCATAATGCCAGACAGTATGTCGAACAGAGGTTGGAGCAGTTTCGTTACCGTTTGAATTGCGGTTCCGAATACACCTCCAAGAATCTCCGCTACCGTTGTGAGAACAGAGATAAGGGGCTTCAGGATCGTGCCGAGAAGCGTTGTGAGCAACTCGACAATGGGGCTTATTACTCCGAACAGTGTCTTGATTACGCCGATGATAGGTTCGAGGATATTGTAGAGCAACTCCAAGAGCGGTCCAATGATAGCCTGAATTGCCGAGAGCAAGGGCTTCAGAACCGCCATAATCAAGTCAAGCAGAGGCTTGATGAGCGAAGTAACAAGACTTAGCAGAGGCTTCAGGATGTCCGTAACCAACTGCATAAGCGGACCAATGAGCGACAGTACGAGGTCGATGATCGGTACGACGAGATCGATGATCTCCGTCAAAATCGGGATAATTGCATCTATCAGCTCGATAACAACAGGCAAAACTTCCTCGATAATAGGAATAATTGCATCCATTACGGCGCGAACCAGTTCTATAATCGGGGGCAATATGCTGCTTATGAGCTTCGACAGAATGGGGAGGATTGCGTCAAGCAGTCTCTTTACAACCGGCAAAATCTTGGAGATTATCTCTGTGACAACCGGGATGATCTGCTCGATTAGATCTATGAGAGGCGGCAAAATCTCTTTCAAGATTTGAGTGATGAAAGGGATCAACTGCTTTATCAGGTCAACCAAAACAGGCAAAATACTGCCGATTATGTCAACCAAAAGTGGGAGAACCTGCTTGATGAGATCGGCGATCAAAGGCAAGATCGAACTGATTATCTCCGAGAAAATCGAAGTCAGTTCTCCGATCAAATCAATGAGAACCGGCAAGATCTCTTCGATGGCATCGAACACAAGGTCCAAGACCTCGGTGATTACATCTACGAGAACCGGAAGCACGTCGTTGATGAACGCCTCGATGACGGGCATCAATTCGTTCAACAGATCCGTGATGACAGGTAAAACCCTGTCTATCAAACCCGAAAGCAGTTCAACTACCCTCGACAATATCTTACTGAGTGCAGGCAGTACCGTCTTTGCTATGTTTGCGAATATTCGTGCCACGGATGACAGCAATTCGCATAGCACCGGCAGAACTTGTGCGATGATATTGATGAGGATTTCGAAGAACTGTTGCAAAGCGGGCTTGATTACCGCCCAAGCCTCTGCGAAAGCACCCTTAATCTCTTCCCACGCTTCGAGCAAGGATTGCTTGCAGTCTTCCAGAACACCGAGTAGCCTCTCCCTTGTTTCTTCGGCTCCTAAGCCTATGGAGTCAAAGAACTCACCCGCTAAACTGTCATTCCCTTTCAAGAAGTGAATGAAATCCTCCACAACGAGCAATACAGCAAGAACCGCCGCAATAATCAAGATCGTTTTCAGATTGATTAGCTTCAGCATCTTGCTTGCATTCGTGAGAAAGGTCATTATGGACTCTGCTTTCAAAGCGGCGAATATAGTACCCGCCGCCAAAGCGAGCAGTTTGGTTGCGTTCCCGACTCCACCTACCCGATTGGCGAGCCTATCAAACCAGTTTACGAGTTTTTTCACGACATTCATAATGCCGTCGAAAGCCCTTACCATAAACTTGGCTATTTTCTCGGTTATCTTGTAGGTGTCGTTCAGTTGAGTTATCCACAGACCAAAGTTATTCCTGATGTATGTCAACGCATCCGTTATCGTGTAGGCGAGCTGACCGTAATCATTCTCGATCTTCGATGCGTTTGCGTTGAACGCAGTATAAAGTTGATTTGCGGTTATGGCTCCGGCGGTACCGAGAGCCTTTACCTGTTGTTCTGTAATTCCGAGTGTTTCGGACAAATAGGTTACTACCTTCGGACAGGCGGTCATCATCGTCTGGAAATTACCAGCACTAACCTTGCCTGTCGTAAAGGCGTTTTGGATGGCGGAATTGAGCGAATTTATTTCTGACTCGTTTGCTCCTGCGGACTTAAACGCTTTGTTGGTAAGTTCTGCGAAAGCAGCGGTGCCCTCGACCGTCTTGAACAATTTATTGTGGGTGTTCATCAGGTCGGTTACTGTCGTAGCCATAGCAGAATAAGATTGCCTTGTGGCAGTCGCCGCGTTGTTGATGGCTTCTTGTGCATCCTTCTGGTTCACAAGATTGCCCGTGGCGTACTTAACCTGCTGATTAACCTTTTGGAACTCCTCAATAATGGCGTTCATTTGGGTGAGTGAAACTCCGAGACCGATGGCTCCCAATGCTTTCGTCGCAAAACTTTTAAGAGAATTTACGCTGTCTTTGACCGCTTTTTCGGTCCCTTTGTTGACCTCGTAGCCAAAGGCAATAGCAATATCTCTTATTGTCACCGGTTACTCACCTCGCTTTTCAAGTCTTCCGCCTGAAGCCTCTCGATGTCTACGTCTCTCTTATACAAAGCATACAATTTCAATGCCTCGTCGAGTGTGTACCACGCTTCGAGTTCCATTTTCGATGCGAGCTGTGCTTTGATTAACGTGTACATTCTGAGTTCAAGTTCGGAAAAAGCGGTTAGATCGAGTTGTCCGTACCTTTCGATCCCACCGCCTTCGTCAAGGTCGATACTTTCTCGGTTACAGAGCCAGATAGGTTGCCGAGCTTCTTGAAAAAACCGCCGTAGTTCGTCTTGATGACCTCGAAAGCGAGCATATAGATACCCATAATATCGCAACAGAAGATCTCATTCATAAGCTCTTCGTTGAGATACACGGTCTCCTCCTCGTAATCTACGGAGACATTCTTGTTGAGAAGCAGTTTCCTCAACAGCGTCTCCACCTTATCTCCAGACAAGGAGTCGAAAGCCCCCGACAAAGCAGGGGCAATCTTCTCCAAATCTGCGTCAAGCGGATCTTCTCCTTCTCCCGTGGGGAGTGCCGAAATGCCTGCAATAAGCGGAATGGCGAGCTGTGCAAGCTCACCGCTCAGGTTTGCTGCCTTAAAAGCACCAAACGGGAAAATATGAAACTGTGTACCGGAGACCGTTACATCTCTCGGCGTAAACATCTTATACTCTTGCATCGTTAATTACCTCCTTGACGCAAATACTTTTATTTTTTATTCGGAGAATTCGCCTTCTCCGGTTTCGATGGACCACTCCTGATTGTTCGTGTCCTTGCCTCTTACCCAAGAGGGCTGCTTCTGTACCCACGCATCATCTGCGGAGAATACGACTCCACCCTTCAGGTCCTTGACGAGAACGGGGAAAAGACCGTCGCCCGTAGTCTTGTCCTTCTTGTACATCGAACGAAGCCACTTTGCAGTGTCAGACATCTGCAAAAGTGCGAGCTTCACGGTGTACTGCTTGTTGGGATCGACCGCTCTTGCAATCTCACCGTCACAGCCGGTTTTGGAGAGAACGCCCTCGCCCTTCTCCTCAATCGTGATGAAAGAGTCGTCAGCGAGACCGGAAACAGCGTGAGTGCCGAAGGTGATGATTACCTGTCGGCTGTTGTAGGTCTTAACGGTTCCTGCCATTGTTCATACCTCCTTACGATACGAGAGTGCCGTTTACTTCGACGAGGTGGATTGCTCCAGCAAGTCTTGCAGTAAACTTGCAACCCTTCAAGGTTCTTGCAGCCTTGTCAGCATCGCTTACGCTTGCGGCGTTAGGTACAGAAGTGGTGAAGCCGACGATCTCTACGCCGTCCTCATCGTACTCGGTATCAGCGATACCGCCCTGCTTCTGACCTTTCTTCAGGGATGCGATCATCTGGTTCTGAATGAGGGTAATGCCCTTGGACGTAAACGGAACCTTGGGATTCATCACGAACAGGTTGTAGATACCCTTCTGCATATCGTTCTGGAGCCAGTCACGGAAGCGGATGACGTCGATCCACTCACCCGAAACGGTTCTGCCGTCGAGAGTGATGTTCTTGCCAGCGCAATGGACGTAGCAGTTGAGATTTGCAGCCTTCAGAGCGTTGATCTCGGTCTGCGTATAGGGTTCTGCCTCGATACCGTTGAGCGTCTTGTACGCCCAAGTCTCGGAGCCAGCGTCATAGCCAAGACCGGTTGCCATCATAGCAACGTGGGTGTAGGCGTTGTTGGGGTAGGTCTCAATGCTCTTGCTTGCGAAGCCGAAAGCACGAGCAAAGGCGGTACCCAAGGGGTTGGTGCTACCGGTAGCCGTGAAGCCGAGGAACTTGGTGTTCGCATCAGCCCAAGTAGCGATGTCGGTGAGCTTGGCGGTATCTACGCCGCAAGGTGCGATACCATACCAACCGGGAGTTTCAAGTGCTCTGTCAAGAGCGGCAGTTGCGCTCTCTTCAGCCTTGATGACAGCGATGTAAAGTTCGGTAGCCCCGTTTGCGAATGCGATAGCCGCACCGAGATAAACGGGATCCGTCTCAGCCCAACCAGCCGACTTAACGTCGCCGAGTTCGGTGTAAACACCTACATCGGGGGGCTGGGTTTCACCAGCAGGGGCAGCTCCGATGATGAGCATATTGTCGAAGCTCGCTGCATCGGCAACAGCCGTACTTACGGAAATATCGACCTTTACGAGAGTGTCGAGTAATGCCATAGGTTATTCCTCCTCTGTATTTTCGATGTCGAGCGTTGCGGGATCGACATCCATAATCTGAATTCCTGCAAGTTCTTCTGTACCGCCTCCGCTTGCGGTTTGTTTCCATTTGGGCCTGCTGATACCTGCGTATCCTTCCGCCTCTCCCATAAAGGAAACGAGAAAATCTTGCTTTGCCCGATACTCATAGTCTTGATCTCGGACTGCGGATGTCGGCTGAAGATCACCTTCGGGACGGACATTTATGTCAAGACGTTCATAAAAATCATCGGCGTAATCTGACACCATAAAGTTTATAAAGTCCATCATATCTGCCTCAGCCGTGTCCTCAAAGTACGAGTCCCCATCCTCGTCCACAACCTCCCTGCCGTGTGTAAAGAGTTCGGTCGAGAGCATAACTGTGCAAGGAATAAGGCTTCGTGTAGCCTCGTTTGTTATCTCCAGTAGAGAATGTTGAGGTCTGTGAACTTTGCCCATTGTGAGGCGTAAAAATGGGTTTGTGGGCTTTGTTGCGTTTTGGCGTGGTCCCCACGCTACATCTGCTCCGGCAAAATATCCTTGGATAAAATCGAACAGAACATCACGAAGTTCGTCTATTCTCATTCGTTGCCTCCGTCCCCTGCGTTCTCGCTGTCAGTAGTCGAGGGCGGCTTTTTATCCGAACCGGGTATTGCCTCTGAAACGAGGGTGAACTCCGACTCGTAGTGGAACAATGGCGTGTGTTCCCAAAGGTGGCATTGTACGCACTCGTACCAAGCACCCTGATAGAACAAACGGTCAGCACTTGTACCCTTTTCAATGTCAACGGTGCGAATCGGGAACGTGCCGAACGCCTTAACGCGCTTCGGGCATCTCTTTCCTTCCTCCGTGACCTCGACCTGTGCGGACATAGGCTGAACATTCAGC